AATTCATCAACAATAAAACTTATTTCTAAATTTTCATACGTTATTTTATCACCCATAATTGGGATATCTTTAAATGGTGTGGGAAAAAGAGCTTCACCCATATTGATGCCAGGGATGTTTACCGAAGTCGTAAAGAATTGCACTTTTGGTAATTGGTGAATACCAAAACGAAATTGAGTAGGACTCAAGTAATCTAATTTATCTGGTTGTCTATCTAAAGCAGTTGCCATATTATTATTTATAACAAAAAAAAGAGGGGGCCGAAACCCCCTCTAGTTTTGTCGTTAAGTTTCTTCTTATTATTACATAAGGTTTGTAACTTTAGTCCGACGATAGTAAGCATTCGCATTCGCTGTGAGCGAGATGGTCGCCGCAGTATCAGCAGCTTCTGCACCAGCAACCGCAAATGGGTTAGCCGCCATGCCGTAACGAGTCTTGAACCCGATTTTTGGCTGGAAGCTGTTCTCGCCAACTGCACGAACCATCTGCAACGGAACGTATGGGCAATAGAACAAGCCGGCATCATAAGGTGAAGTACCCTTATAACCAACAACGTAGTACTGTGTAGCAGCAACATTAGCTGAATATGGGTCAACATAAACCTTATAACGACCATTCATAACACCAGCAAACGTGGTTTGCGTGTCATCGACGTTAAGGTTATTATTAAGAGCAGGCGTGTAGTCAAGGACACCAGCCATCTGAAGAGCAGACGCAACGTCAGCAGAACAGACAATCATGTTACCTTTACCACGGCGAGTTCTCTGACCGATAGCATTCGCATCTCTTTCGATAGCGAACATCAGGCCTTTGAACTTCTCAACCGACCAACGGCCGTTAGAATCTGTATCCAAATCAAAGATACCGGCAGTCGTTGTGTTAATCTGAGCACCAGCTTCAGCAGTCTTGTAGATAGAACGAACAACCTCACGGTTGATTTCTGCAAGAATTTCTGTTGAAAGAATGTTGGCAAGCTCTGTCTCAGCATCCAAACCGTGGATTGCTTTGAGGTCTTGCGCCAATTCCATCGAATACTCAGCTTTCAACGCACGGGAAACTGCCGTAACCGTTGACTTGTCGATGGCAAATGACATCTCAGCAAAAGCATTCGTGGAACTATCGCCAAGAGCTTCAGCCTGAGCAGTTGTCATACCAGTTGCGAATGTATAAGTTCCAGCAGTAGGACTGTCGTTAAGAACGCCAGGATTGCTTTCACTTGTACCAATGTCTCCACCGCCGATTGTACCGGCTTTATTCTGGTTCGAGAAGTCACCAGAGAAGCCGTTAGCAGCCGCACCAGTTGTCTCATCGACCAATGCTTCTTCACCGTCCATCGACAGGTGACGAGCACGCATCGCAAAGATAAGACCCGTAGGACCAGTCATTGGCTGAACGCCGCAAATGTCATACGCAATAAGATTTGGCATCGCCCGGCGAACTAGTGAGATCAAAATTGGGTCCCAATTTGATACGCCCGATACGTTACCTGTCGGAACACTTTCCGAAAGAAAAGCAGCATCTTCTCTAAGAGCAGCTTCTTGGTTTTCAAGAATTACAGTGGTAACAGCCCGCCGATACGAATCTTCAATTTCTGGAAGATCAGGATGTTTTAGGACTGGCGACCACTTTTCTTGTAGATGTTCTGTTTGAAACATTTGTTTCTCCTTTATATTTTATATTACATCTATTTATTATGTTTATAATTTAAACAGCGCCCTTGATACGTTTTTCTGTACGACCAATAGCAGACATATATGACTTCATGGCGTCAGTCGTATCAATGTCCTGTACGGCGCTACCATAGTTATCATCATCATTTTCATAAGTCTCATCGGAACCTACTTTTGGGAAATAACTCTCCTTCAGAGTGTCCAATTTTTCACGGAAAGTATCTTGGTCTTTAAAATCAATCTCTTCCGTTAATGACTTAAACTTCTCAAACTGTGTGTCAGTCAAATCAGAGGCAGCCTCCGAAATGATCTGTTCCCGAACTAATTCAGAATTAGCAGTTTTCATTTCAATATTTTGTTCCATTACACTATTCAACTGCTCCTCTAGTTCAGCAATTTTCTCAGATTGTGCTTCCAGAACATCATATTTTTCGTCTGGAACATCAATGTAGTGATCTTCAAATAATTGTTTCAAACCAGAAATAAAGTCTTCAGCAATCTCACCTTTAAGTCCACGCTCAATTGCCAACTCGTTTTCTTTCATCCATTCCTCTACAACGTAATCGAGGTATTGATCTACTTTTTCAGATAAAGTATCTTTATACTCATCTATTTCTACTGCCATAGCAGCCTGTTGCTCTTCAGCAATTCTCTTAATCTCTTCACGAGTCTTAGATTTAACCGCAGCTTCAAAAATCGTTGCAGCCTTCTCTTTGAACTCTTCAGAAAGGTCTTCGCCATCTACAAGGGCTTCAACATCAGAGGACACATCAATATCTTTGATATGATTTTCGATGACTTCCTCATCAACTTCAGTTTCCTCATGATAACCAGATTTCATCACACCGTATGTTGCCATAAGGTCTTTTTTGTTCATGCCTTCCATTTTCTTATGCATGGCAGCCATGAGGTCATCTTTTGACATGTCTTCGTCCTCTTCGACTTCTTCTTCATCCTCCTCCTCATCTTCATGAGCAGCTTCCATTTTAGCAGAAGCATCAGATGGTTTTGCTTTGTTTACAGTTGCTTTTTTAGCAGCTGCAGAGGCTTTTTTACCAACTTCTCTATCTTTATCGTCGCCTTCTTCGTCGGCTCCGCCAAGATCGACGGCATCGGCCTCATCTATCTTATTGTCTTTCTCTGTTAATTTACCCTTTTTGGGTTCATCTTGAGCGGCTTCTTCAAGTTCTGCTAGAACTTCCGCCTCTAACTCTTCAATTGTTTGGTCTATCTCAGACATAGGAAGTCTCCTTTTTTTTATTAAATATATTTATAAATTACAACTTTTTGAGGAACTTAGCAAAAGCTAAAGCAGCTTCATTCGCCTGTCTTTGACGATTCTTAACATCAAAACTTCTTTTTACCTCTGAAACATGGGCTTCAACCAAAGAACCGTGGTTCCAAACCCATTCTTTACCCTCCATAATACCCTGCACAAACGCACTAGGCGCAGAAGGGTCGGCAACAATATCCGCTGCTGCCGCAAGGTAAAAATCATTTCTCACATACTTGGCACCGTTCCTCTCGTCCAAGCTTCCCATACCTCTAGATGATACTCCTAATTTGGTTCCCTCGTCCATTAAAGTTTTGACGATTTTCCCCATTGGAGTATCTAAAATTCGAGCCTCACCCATAATATTCTTACCGTCTGGATATAATTCGGTAACAAGGTGTGAAACTCTCTCCAAATTTACTGTTGGGCCTTCTGGATGTCCCAACTCTCCGTATGCTCTATTTTCACTGACAAATTTTTTATTATAATTACTAACTTCCTTTGTCAGTACTTCCATAGGATATACTCGGCCATTGCGATTTTTGATATCTCCTTGCATGAAAATACCACGAATTTTGTAACTTTTGTCACCATCTGTATCCTCACAGATATATTCTACATCTTCAATAGCCTCTGCAATTAATCTTACTGTGCTCATAGCAATTCCTTAAATTACTTCTTCGACGTAAACAGCACCGTCGCTACTACCAGTTTCATTAATTACTGAAATGCGATAACCGTGCTGAGCAAAATCAGTAATTAAATATGATCCATCATCATATTCAGAACCAACGGTTCCTTCTTCTAACAGAATTTGATCGTTTTCATCAGAAGAATCACTATCTGTACCATTCAAAGCAAATGGGGCCCCTCCAATAGAAAAAGGGCTTGTTGCTGGTTTTACAGTCACAGAAGTACTTGCTTTAAGATGAAATCCGTTTGTACTTGTTGCTGCGGTGTAATCATCAGATATAAGAAAGAAAACATCATTTCCACCAAATTCAGTAACTCTGAATGATGCAGCTGGACTTAATTTTCCAAGATCAACATCATGAGCGGCATCGTCGGCAAGGGTTGTTGCAGCAATTGTACCCGCATTTCTTAGTGTTCTAAATGACATTTCTCACTCCTATATCGTTAACATTTCTTTTTCAAAATAATTCATGAGTTGTTTTTCCGTAACTCTAAACTTTTTTGATGCTTGTTTAATAGTTTTTTCAAAAGTATTTAGGAAATCCGAAGGTTTAGCATCCATTATTTTGAATATAAAATCAACAGCATCCCGCATTTTCGGAGACAATTTTTTATATTGCGCCGTTTTTTTATGCTCATCTTTCTCAAAAACTACATTTTGATAGAGTTCGTTAATCCTCTTCATTTTTAACCTCTTTATTTACAAAAGTACTTGATAAATCTTTCCTCTTTCCCTCTAGAGCTTTACTTACCTTATCAACCATTGAATTACTAAAATGTGCTTCAGCCTCCAAGTTTGATCCTGACGCAATATTATCAACTATTTCTCTGGACATTTAATCCTCCTCATCATCTACTTCTTGACCATCATATTTTGCAACATCGTCTGGGTCTAATACATTACCACCTTGAGATGGGTATCGTGTGATACCATCTGTGTTTTGCGGAATATCAATACCACCCTCATCTGGGTCAAGACCAGCTTCTTTGTTAATCTGGTTTTGCATTTCATCCACTTCATTATCTGTCATACGCAACACTTTCTTCATTACATACTCTTTACTGAAGAATGTGCCGATATATGATTCTATGGTTCCTAAATTATTTAATCTTTCATTAAGAAGTTCAGAGTCTTTCAACTCTGCAAAGTGTCCATCAGCCAAGAAATCATATTGAATATGTTCTTGCATCAATTTCCAATCATCTAGAGACACAACACCTTTTAACAAAAGTTGTGTCTTTAAAACATCAGTAAACAGAGGTGTAAATTTCTTTCTGATTCTTTGAACAAATTTAGTAAATTTTAATTCATCTCTTGTAATCTCTGTAGTTCTACCCAAACTAAAATTGGACTCTGCTTCTAATCTTGAGATAGGAACATTTAATGACCTAAACAATTTTCTTTGAAAGTAAACAATGTCATCAATTTCGCCGAGATTTTGTCCGCCTGGCAATGTGGTAATTTCTGTACCTCTACCACCTTCTCGCCGTGGGAGCCAGAAATCTTCCAACATACTCATATGATTTCTATCATCTCGTATCTCACCA